GAACGTGAACTCCGGGTTGTCCGCGCCCTTGGCGGCCCGTTTGCGCCGGATGATGATCGGCACAAGCTCGCCCCGTGCGCCCCACAGAACCTCATCCACACTGCCTGCGCCGTAGTTTTTGAACAGCTTGCAGCTCGCCGTGGGTTTCTCCAGGCCGGGCACATAGACGTGGCAGCCGTCGCCGCTGGCAGTGGTTTCGAGTTCGTCCAGCGCGAAGTTCAGCTGCACTTCGGAACACTGATCGGACAGATCGGTGCCGTCCATGCTGAAAAACGGATCTTTGATGACTTCAACCGTTGCGGTCATTGAAATTTCCTTCCCCAAAAAGAAAAAGCCTCGGATTGTTCCGAGGCCATTCAAGTTCTATCCCCTCACCCGAACTACACGATGCCAATCACCACGACCACGGTTGCACTCCCCGTAACCGTAACATCCGCGCTCCAACTCGTTCCGACAATCGGCCCGTCGTGAAACTTGAAGCCGGACTCCGGACCCGTCATCGCATTGAAGCTGATCTCGGCCGCGCCGCCACACTTGATGGCGACTGCGGCCGTCCCGTCGAAAACATGCACGGCTGCGTACACTCTACTGCCTTCCGCCACAGCCCCCAGGTTGTAGCTCAGGCTCGAATGCACTCCACCGGCAAGTGCTCCCTTGGCGAATAGGATCGTGCCTCGAACTACATCGCCGGCATCCTGGCTCATGGAGAAGTCGAAACTGGATAGTTCTCCGACGGCAATTTTCGGGGTGTAGTTGGCTCCCCACGCCTTCGTAAAATAGGCAACTTCACCTACGGCGCCCTTCAGTGTTGTAACTGAAACTGGAACTCCAGCCGTTCCCAGCCGATTCACCAGGGCCTCATCCACCATGTCTTCGCCGAAGGTAAGGAAGCCTTTCTGATTCAAAGTGACCTTGGCCAGCCCCGGCGTGGAGGTGTGGCAATCGTCAGGGAATGTCGTCGATTCCTTCTGGTCAATCTCCAGGGTCATGACCACTTCATTCTCGTCGCCGCTCAGGTCCACGCCACCCAGGTACACCTTGCGGTCCTTGATAACATTGGCAATCGCTGTCATTCTCTCGCCCTCCTAAAAGATGGCGCTGCATTTCCGGCAGGCCATGCGCCCGTCCGACGTTGCTATGTGAAGTTCGACGCCGGACCCGCATTTCGGGCATACCATTGGCAACTCCACCGCCGGGTTTTCTTCGACTTGTTGTTTCAAGGCCGCTCTGAAAGCCGCAATCTGTGTCAGCAGAGCCTGGGCTGATAAAGCCGCCGCCTGGGCGGAAGCCTCAACTGCCTGCAAATGGGTTGTTATGGACATCATCCCAACTCCTTCATGATCGCGAAATTCGTGACGATGCGATAGCGCTCCCCCTGGTCCACGTTTCCAAGCCGGTCCAAAATGCTAGGAGGAGCCTGGGCCTCTATTTTCTGGTATCGAACGCCGTTGATGGTTTCGTTCATCTGCCCGTCAAGTAGCCGGTAGATCTCCTCGGACGTTTTCCTGGCTTCCTGATAATCGGTGTCGCGGATCAGAATCTGGAGTCTGGGTTGCTCTATCGCCACGCCGCCGGAGGTGCGAATCGAGCCCGCTCCCTGATACTCGGTCAGGAGAATGCAGGCATCGGGGGCTGATGCCGGTAGAATCCCAAGGAACACGTTTGTGCCGATGGGCCTGGTCGTCTCCATCCCGTTGACTCCCAGCAGGGTCACGTAGGCCTTGCCGGTGCTGTTATTGGTGACGTCCAGGGTGACCGTGCTGCCGGCCTTGACTGCTTGCACGACGGTTATGTCCTTACTCAGATCATCCCCGGTGCCGTCATCGGCCGCATACGCCTCACAGTCGATCGTGTCCCAGGTGACCACGGCATCTGCAGGCGCATAACCGGCTGTGATCTCTTTGGTCTCTCCTGCATCCAGGGAGATGGCGTCATTGACAGCGATGTCGATCAGGGTCAGGACGGTCGCCTGTTTCGAATTGTCTTCGATGTATTTGCCGATGTCGTCAAGTAGCATGATCGTCTCCTATCTCAACGCCACCAGTTCAGCAATTGCCTGAGCCAGCAAGTGGTCGATTTTGCCCATCTTCTGATTGAGCGGGGTCTCGAGATATTTCCACTGAGTCGGCTCGTCGTGGTGGGCATCCGGATTTTCGTGAACATAGTAGGCGTAGCCGACCTTCTCGCCGTTGGCCGCAACTCCTCCATACCCGAGGGTCACCTCGACAATAGGACCGACAATCTTGGGAAGTTCGACATGCCCGGTGCTTTTGAGTGCGCCGGTGTCGACCGGAACGATGTCCTTGCTTCTGGTCATCACCTCTTCGGCGATCCCGTAAAGGGCAGACGCCGTGACCTCTACGACTCCATACTTCAGTTCACCCAGGAGTGTGATTGTCTCTTTGAGGTTCGTGGCCTGCATTCGCCAGGTGATGCTTTCCATTAGAAGAACACCTCCGTAACATAGGCCTGCCCGGTGTCGTCGAGAGGGGCCTGGACCTGTAGAATGGGCGGGGTTGAGCCGTCCGGCATCACGATCCTGTCATTGACGCCTATCAGCACAGATTCGGGGATCAGGACCTGAAATCCCGACACCACCTCACGTCCATCCGTCATCACGATTTTTCTCTGCTTCTTGCTGATGAACGCCTGGAGGGGGACGCCGTCGCTCCACTTGATCTTTCCGTATCCGTCTTGAGACACCTTCGTCTTGTGGATGACGGTAGCGGCCATTCCCAGGAGAATGCCGCGCGCCTGTTTCACCAATCCGTGAATGAGTTTGGAGTCGAGACCCATGCTATCCCCTCAGCAGATTCACCATGCCGCTGTTACGGTAAACAGGCTCGCCCCATAGACCGATCATTTCATAGACGGCATCGGGGATCACTTTGCGCTGCGCCGGCTTGCTCTGGTTGAACTGGACCCCGACGCTTCCGACCGTGACACCCGCGATGCCCTCGGTCTGGTCCGCCGTCCGGTCGCCTTCCAGCAGGAAACGGGCGAACTCCGCCGTGGCCTGCTTAAGCTTGGAGGGGATCTCGTCGATCTCGATCTCTCGGCCCAAGTGATCGTACAGATATCCTTCGGTGTCCAAGGCCGCGATTCTCGGCCAGCACAGGGCCTGCTCGTAGGTAGCCGGTACGCCGAGCCACTCCATGTGCTCATCCAGGAGCCGTGTAGCCGTGATCAACGCGCGCACCTGCATTTCCGGAGTGGCGGTGTCCCATGTGGTACTGTTCAATCGGGAATCGTGGTACCCCTGCGCTTCCTCGACGCTACAGTAGGAATTGGCGCTGTCTCCGCCAGGGGTTGCATCAATGACGGCTGGCATGCTTCACCCTCCTCTTGTCGGCCCGGGTTATCTTCGCGGGCCGTTGAAAGCGGACTCCTGCGATCCGATAGGCCAGACGGATCAGCTTGTGACTCATCCAGAGCCGAACTTTCAGAAAACGGGATTTCTTGATTACGAGATCCATCGGGATAAGTCCGGTCCTGCTGACTACGGCTGGCTGCATGCGAATCTTCTCCTTCGGTTGCTGGTTCTACTGGCGGCTCGGAAGGAACAATCTCTTCCGCCTTCTTGCATTTCTTGACTTTCCTGAGTGGCGGCTCGGCCGCGGAGGCCTCCTCCTTGGGCTCGACATAAAGTGTCCACTTGTCGGGATTGGCCCTGTACTCCTTCTCATCCAGCAGCGCCGGTTCCACCCGGTTCTTCAACTGAACTTTTACGAATGCCATCGGTTTTCCTCGAAAATGAAAGAGGGCGGCCCCTTTCGGAGTCGCCCTCAGTTTTACTCAGTCGCGATTAGTCGCGGACACGAACCGCAAGGTTGCGGTCCAGGGTCTTGATGCCGTACAGGCAATCCAGAGCCACGTATACCTTGGAGTCGTCGCCGACGTAGAACAGGCGGGAACGGAGAGCCAGCCCGGTGATCGGGTCGACCACGGTGGCGATCTTCGCGCCCAGCTGGTTGCCGATCTCGGTCAGGGGAGCCATCGCCAGCGCGAACGCATTGCGGTTGAATCCCATGCTCTCGGTCTTGTCGCCCACGATGAGATTGACGACAACGGCATCATCCGTGTCCTTCTCCAATCCGGGGGCGATCTTCAGGGTGATGGCGCCGACGGCAGCAGTCGCATCCTCGGTGATGACGTACTTCTGCGTGTGGCCGGAGATCTCCGCGATGTCGCCGACCTTCACGGTGCCGGCAGCGGTGAGGCCATCGATGTTGATCATGGTCGCGCCGGCCGAATACCCAGGGGCATTGGCGATCGCGCCACCCGCATCAGCACAGACACCGCCGGTGTGGGACTTGACGTTCTGGTTCGAGAAGATCTCAAACCCGAACTTGGTTCCCAGCGAACCGCGCATCTGCGTGTCCACGCCGGCCTGGCCGGCGCCGGACGCCTGGGAGAAGGCAGCCAGGTTCAGGAACTCCGACTCCACCTGGCCGTTGAGCATCATATGGAGGTCATCCATCGGAGCCTTGTTGTCAAACAGGACCTTGCGGGCCAGGGTGATGTCAGCGACCGCCGCGGGAGCCGTGGTATTGACGTACCAGGGAATATCCTTGTACAGGCCGCAGAGTTTCTGGTCGACGTCATCGGCCAGGGCGTAAGCCGCCGGACGGATGTGATCGGCGATAATTTTCTCCGTGGTAAAGGTGAGTTCCTTGTCGGTGAGTGCGAACTTCACTTCGCGCCAGAAGTTGAGCGCGATCTGCACTTCACCGGCCAAAACATCCTGCGCCGTGGAGGGAGCATCCTGCGCCGTGAAGACGCCGGGCTTGCTGATGGAGATGATCGAGCCCTTCTGTTGCGGGCTCTTATCGTACCCACGGTGGACGCGGGCCGCCATGCCCAGGGCCTTCTCGAGCACAATCAGGGCTTCCTGGGCGTAAAACAATGGATCATAGACAGAAAGAACGTTACCAGCCATTCGTGTTTTCCTCGTTAGGTATGCTTCTCTGGCTGTCCGGTCCCCGGTCTTCTTTTGTCTGAGGTCATCCCGATCTCGGATGCGGAAGAAAGGCCTTCGTGAAGCAGTTGAAATGAAAAAGGGCGGCTACACTGCCGCCCCTGTATTTGAAACTCGTGGGTTCCGACTGCTTAGTCGGAAATGGTCACGGCGGCGCCGGTCTTCTCGGCCTGCGCTTTCGCATTGCGGTAAAGCTGAGGGTCGCGCGCCTGCTCGCGCGTCAGCACGATATTCTTTGCGGTGTTCTGGCTGCCGCTGCCGGGAGCGCCGCTCCCGCCAGTAGGCTTGAACAGGTGCGGAGCATCTGGCTGCAGACCCGTGATCCATTCGACCATCTCCACGGGTTGATTCGCATCTTTGCCGTATATGATGTTCTCTCCATTGAGAGGCGTCGGCACGTCCTCGACCAGCTTCCAGACGCGCCGGCCACGAAGGACCACGTCTTCGATCGCGCTGTCATGCACGCCGGCTTTGACGGCCGCCTGCCTGAGAGAGCCGTCGATGAGCAGATCGGAGAGCCTTTTCTTGTGCACCCCACTCTCCTTCTTCAAGGCATCAACCTGCTTGTTGAACTCGGTGACCTGGTTCTGATGATCGGCCTTCATACGTTCCGTGCGCTTGGCGAACAACTCCTCGACCTTACCCTCGGACATCATCTTCTGCTCTTCGATCTCCTGGAGCTTCAGCTGGGCCTCCCGGGCCTTCGCCGGATCGATGTCCTTGAACATCTCGGTCGTGGACTGCAGGTCGGCTTTCAGCTTCTTGACGTTGCCGCGTTCCTTTTCCAGGGCGCTTTTCAGCCCGGAAACATCTTCAACTTCGGCATCGAGAGTGAATTTCCCATCCTTCTCGATGTACAGCTTTTTGACAGCCTCATCCAGGCCGTCATACTCTTCCTTGGGAACAACCAACTTCAAAGCCAT